ATTCTTATGGTCACGCTTGTATGGTTGACCACTAGGTTTCTTTGCAACGTACCACTCAAAGTATTTTCGTGTATGATTCTTTTTCAACCATTCACGTATCTCATATCTAGTGTTTCTTTCTGGTTCAAATGATACTGAGCCTGAAGTAAATCCCATTGGTTGCCAATGGTCAAGATTATCATACTGACTTAATCCGTTTGCCTTGGTTTTACCATAGAGTGATGTTGTAGTAACACCAACTAGTGTATCACCATATTGTTTCTTCCACAAATCTTGTACTGTATCAGATAAACAAAGCAAGGCAAGTAATTTACCACCAACATAGTTATAACCTAGTGGTTGAAACGGAACAATCGTAGAACCAATGGCAGTATAGTTAATCATACCGCCTTGTGTTTTCTTCTCACGTTCCCAACCGATTACATTATCTCTTGGTGTTAAATCTAGAAAGTCGGATGAGATACAGACAACACCAAGGTACTTGCCTGTCTTCTTATCCTGTGCAAAGAAATTTAAATTACGGCCGATGTTAGAGTTGTTTTTCATTGTTGAAATGAATGTGCGTGCTGTGTTCCATCTTTCAGGTAAATCAGAACGTTTAATTTTCTGAGTTACATTAGTGCCGTCCATACCTGTGGAGACCTTCTCACCAGAGTCATCAGTATAGACTAGAACAGGTTCCAAATCTAAGTATGCATCAGGTGAATCAGGTGTCCAAATATTGGCCTTTACTTCTTCAATCATTGTTCTCTGAGAAGGGTCAATTAACTGCCTCTCAGTTCCAAACAACGTGTTCATCTCCTCAGTTGGATATTTCTCATGCACTTCACACCATTTTTGGTACAAGGTATATTCTTTTACATCCATAGCTGATACAAACGTCAAATCTTTCTTAACGTTCTCTGTTAGAACACCTAAATCAATATCTTTATAAACAATACCCGAATCTAACCATTTCTGGTATTGTGTTTCGATATCATCTTTAGGATCAAATGCGTATGCCACGTTTATAAGTTCTTTCAAATTTCTTTAGTTGTTTCTTTTGTTTGTCTCTGGCCATCATCATTGTGGTTGGACCAACTCTGTCAGCCATCAACACACCATTCAAATGATCCAACTCATGTAAGAAACAACGAGCAGTTACTCCAGTCAAATTCATGTTTACAAGTTCACCTTTTTCATTAGTAAATTCAACATCAATATTGTCTGGACGTCCAATTGTAACAGATAATGCAGGGTAAGACAAGCATCCTTCTCTGTCTCGCACAATGTTATCCGATTGTTTAACTACTCTTGGATTGATACAGGTAATTTTAAAATCATCTCTATCGCCTGTACCGATTACAAACACTCGGGCACGAATACCACATTGATTGGCCGCAAGACCAATACCATTGTACATCTTTCTTGTCAGGTGCATTTGTTTGGAGAATCTCTCCATGTTGTTGTTAGGTAACTTGTCTGTATATTCAGGCATTACCTCTTTCAACATACCAAAAGCATCCGAATAAATTGTCAAAGGAACAATTTCTGACTCCTTGACAACTGTATTACTTTCGGTATTAAACGTTAAGACTTCACTCATTCTTTAGTCCTTCACATAATTTTGCAATCTCTTCATTGGTCAAAAAGAATTCATATGTTGATGAATGAACAATCTCTTCATCTTCACCTAAAACTTCTTGTACAAAATACACAGCGTTCAAATCTTTTGGTACAAAACAGGGTTTAACCTGAACTCGTAATTTAAATGCCGCATCATCTTTAATTAAAAACTCTTTCATAATTACCTCACTATTCTAGAAAAATTCTTTACCTTCTCAAACCTAATCACATTTCGAAACTTGTCTTGTAGTATATCACCTTTGTGTGAAATAACAAACAGATTAACATCTTCCAACATGTGCAGTATCTTCATCAGATTTTCAGTACCTTCTGTATCTAGTGAAGAATCAAAGACCTCATCCAGTATCAACAGGTTGGTGTTGGACGAATTCTTTAACTTGGCGACAGCACGCCATGTCAGTAACAAGGCCATATCAATACGTTGTTTCTCACCTTCAGAGAATGAAGCATAAGAAAACTCATCACGATGCCGAGACTTAATTGTTTCCTTGAATGATTCGTCAAGGTTAAAGTTCACAAAGAAATCCAGGGAAGATAAATACTTATTGACCAGTTTATTAATGATTGGCAAATACTGGCGAACAATCTTTGTTTTAATGCCAGTATCTTTCAACAACACCGCAGCGGCTTCATAATATGTCTTTGTATCTATTAATGTTTTTAAGTCTTCTTCTAGCTTGGTCAAATGACTTGCGAGTTCTTGTAGTTGTACTTGTTGTGTCTCTGTTGAATCTTTATTTGATTGCAATGCCGCAATCTCTTTTTGTATTTTAACAATATACTTGTTAATCTCGGTAATAGAAGTACTCTTTGTGGCAATCTGAATCTGTAATGACTGAATCTGTTTCTGTACTTCAGATATGGAATTCAACTTGGTTTGTTCTTCAGTTAACTTAGATTCTAATTGAGTCAATCCATGTTCACATTCACCAACCTTTGTACCTAGATTGAGAAGTTCCGTTTCTTTGAAATCCGAGGCAATGGCTTGCCGACACGTTGGACAATCATCATTGTGCTGGAAGAAACTAATATCTTTACGTAGTTTGGATAAATTGCTCTCAATTTGAGATTCAAGCTTTGTAATCTTCTTGACCTTATCTTCGACAGTAGATTTCTCTGCCACCGATGATGACAACGTTTCGACCAATGTACTGGCGTTAGCAACTTCTCCATGTAAGGTTTGTATGGTGTTGTTGTTAGTTTGAATTTCATTTTCATACTGTCTTACCCGCAAATCATTGTTTTGATTTTGTTCATCAATGTGTTTCTTCTGCATTTCATGTTTCTGTTTTGCCAATTCGATTTCATTCTTTTTGGCAACTGACAGTTCTTTGTTCTCTGACATACGTTCTTTTACCAAACTATTCATAGTGGAAAAGATTTGAATGTCTAACAAGTCTTCAATGATAGACCTGCGATCACCTGGAGACAACTGCATGAAAGGTGTGAATGAAGCCGAACCAAGAATCACAATCTGTGTAAATGATTTGTAATTCAACTTGATGATAAACTTCTCCAAGTATTCTTGGTAGTCACGCATTGCGGCTTCTTGATTGATTAGAACACCGTCTTGATAAATCTCAAATACATTTGGTTTGATTCCACGAACAATCTTATACGATTTGTTTGCTGTGTCAAAACCAACTTCAACAATGCCATCTTTGCCATTAATTGAATTTACAAGCTGTGGTTTGTTGATGCTTCGAAATGGTTTGCCAAACAAAGCGAAACACAATGCATCTAACATTGTGCTCTTGCCTGAACCATTTTCACCAACTACAAGTGTGTTGTGTGAGTTGTCCAACTTTACTTCTGTCCAACTGTTACCAGTGGATAGAAAATTCTTCCATTTTACATATCTAAAAATAATCATTCTGTAGTTTCTGTATTCAATGCCTCAACGTATAATTCTTTCATTAAGTTCTTGAGTTTATCACGTTCCACATTTAATGTCAAGTTATCTATGTACTTTGATAGTATGGTCATTGTATCTTCTGCCTGATCCACAATATCGGCATCAATGTCGGTATCATAATCATTGAAGTCTTCCACAATGGAGATATCAGCTGCACCACACTTATACAGGTTGTCAAGTACCGTATCGAACAGGTAAGGATTTTGTTTGTTTAATACAACAACCTTAATGTAACAATCTTTATATTCGGCATAGTTGTGTGTCTTCCAATCTTCAAATGATTGTGAACCATCATCATATGTTATCTTATGAAACATCTTGTGTGGATTCGGTACAAACGTTAACTCTCTTGTGTCTGTATCAAAGATATGGAAACCACGTTGGTCATTGTAATCAGCCCAAGTCATTTCATATTGGTTGCCCAAGTATGAGATGTTGCCATCACTTGATTTGTGGTGAAAGTGTCCTGATAACACGATATCAAATCGGTCAAACATTTTCTTTTCTAAACCAGTGTGACAAATATTACCTTTGTCCATTTCAAAGCCAGCAATTTCAAAGTGACCAAATACAATCTGTGCAGGTGTATTTTGTACCTCATCTAATGTCGTTTGATAGTTACTGGAATTAATCCAAGGTACCATCAAAACATTAGTGCCATCATAGTTCATCAACCGTGGTTCTGTCATTACCTGGATGTTATCATAATGGTTGAACAATTCATCCATCGCATTGATTTCATTTGTATTCTTGTAAGTCACATCGTGATTACCTACAATTACATCCATTGTAATGCCTTCGTTCTTCAACACATCAAAGAATCGTTTACGCCACGAATTCAAAATAACATAGTTGATAAACTTTCTTCGGTCAACAACATCACCAAGGTGGCAAATATGTTTAATGTCGTTTTCTTTTAAATACGGAAAGAATGTACCTTCCCAGAATTTAAAAAAGTATTCATTAAATGGTAAACTATCACCACGAGCACCAGCGTGCGTATCATTAATTAAAGCAATCTTCATTTCTCTTCATCAATCTCTTCAATAAACTTTTCAAGTCCTTTAGTTTTACTTTCTTTTTTCTTCTTTTTATTTTCTTCAAAGTTGTAAATGAATTCAGAAATGTTTTCATACAACTGGAATTGTCTGTTAGCTCCATCATCATCAGATAGAAACTCACCCTCATCTAATATGCCGAACATCTCTGTTGCCTTATACTTAACATACAGTTGTTTCTTCTCACGCATAATTCGTCTGAGAAAAGCATAATATATGATTTGAGTAAAATAAGCAAATGGATTTTTACTCTTTACCGGATCAAAATTGCGGAAGTACATGAGGCAATTCTCAACACCATCACTCATCATCTCATCACGGAAGGAATAGGATATAAAGTTTGGTTTTCTAGACAAGTGTTCCGCAATTTTCAGGAAACATTCTCCAATATAATTTGGAATCTGTGGGTCTTCCTTACCATTACTCTTTGCAGTTTCACAATCCTCACGGTATTGAATTAGAGCCTTCAGAAAGTCGGCGTTGTTCACATAATGTTTAGTACTCATATTTGCCTTATTTAACGCTTGACACGTTGGTTGGTTTAGTCATATAATTGCGGTGTTGCTGTTTCATGTTAATGGATTACACTGTTAGTTTTCTCTTCCATTACTTGTTCTAAGTTATCCAATTCGGAATGATCCATAGCACCAAGTAATCTCTCTCTCAAAATCTCATCTGAATTTTCATTAGATAACAAATACTTCTCTACTACATTCAGGTAGTAATCAACCATATCATCTTTCAATTCCAACACAGTCACAATTTCTGCAATGTCGATGCAAGCGGCATCGACTTTAATCAACTCACCAGGCAACCAAGGCATCATAGCCAAGATAGTTGCACCAGTTGGAATCCTACGAAAAACTAATTTCATAGGGTGTTGTAGTATAATAGTGTTCGACTCTATATCTTCGACAAAGGCGGAGATAATGTCATCACCTGTTGCCAATCTAAAAAGTTTAATTGATAATTCGTTGTTCATTCTTTTATATCTACGTTGTAAAATTTATATTCAAATTTCTCTTCATCGTATATTTTAACACGTTCTACGAAATGATGCAAGGTATAATTAGTATGTTTGCCTATTCTAAAATCATCTGCGATATCATATAAGACAGCTTGGTCTTTGTTATCACCTAATCGTAGTACACGACCAATAGATTGTAAGTTTCTAATTCTAGATTTAGATGGTGATGCAAATATTACATTGTGTAGATTACGAATGTTAATACCAGTAGAGAATGTACCATAAGATGCAACAATGATTGCATTAGTTTCTTTCTCTGTTACGGCACGAACGTTCTCTCGTTCTTCCACATCAGTACCACCATAAACAAAAGATATTGTCCTATCTATGTTACTATCTTTGATGTGTTCATATAAAAACTTACCATGTTTATCTACGTACTGAAATAGTACAAGTGTATTGCCTTCTAATGATAGAGTTAGATTTTTAATAAAATCATTTCTCTTTCTACTGGCAACAATATAATCCATTTCAGCATTGTAGTCCCAATCTCTGGATTCTTTACAAACCACATCTGGATATTTTAATACAATACATTTAATTTTAAAATCAGCAGCATGTTTGTTTTCAATCAACTCTTTAGTTGTTGTTGCCTTGTGTACTGCACCAAACAAACCTTCTAGTACTAATCTGTGTGTCTGAGTACCATCTAGTGTTCCAGTACATCCAACACGCATGGATGCATTAATACAACCAGATAGTATGGTTGTCAGTGACTTTGCTTTAAACTGGTGGGCCTCATCACCTAGTACATAATCAAACTGTTCAAAGTATTCTTTCTCTCTGTTGTATATAGATTGCCACGTTGTGATAGTTAAA